GTCAAAAGATACTTTCTTAAAGCATGCTCTGATTTCATTCAAGAATAAAGCTACAATTACAGCTGCACAAGTCCCAATAGCTTCAAATATGCTTGTTACTAATTGATAGTATTCAGCCTTAGATATAGGAGTATCACTTATCATAATTGCACCCCAATTATATGGCAAGTGTACTCCTATGAAATATCCGATAATCAAGCAGACTATGGCAGTTGCTACAATTTTCTTCCACAACATATTATATAGTTTAAAATAACAATGCAAATATACGTTTTATCTCACTATACTCCCAAAGTTTTCAGAAATAGAATAGGAAAAATGTGTAAATATGAACAGAACAATTATTTCAATCGAAGTACAAGACCACAGTGGTAAGGAAATCACTATCATTATCAGAGGTGAACGAAACAATCAAGTTTTATTTGAAGAGCAATTCAAGTATGAGGATGAAGAATAGACGTTAAACCACGTTTCATAATACTCCAGAAAACTCTCATTATATTGCTATAAGCATCTTCATCAACGTATTGTCCGTGACCGTGGTCAACCACATAATGCTCATATAATTTGCTAACGGTTTTATATCCGCACTACTTTATCATAGAACAAAGTTGCCGCTCTTTCTTCCGTTCTCAAAAGAGGAGCTGTCAATAATTTATAAGAAGTATCACGAACTACTTTACAAACCGCCTTACCGCCAAGCTGAAGCATACCCATGACGATAACTTTATCTTTGAAGCTTCCACCTTGGCATTTCTGTACTTTCTTGTTATAGTGCCGATTTTTATTCTTACCGCCCACGAAATTTTCGTCAGGCTCAACTTCTCCGTCAAGTTTTTCTTACATGACGATACCGAAGCATTCACGAATAGGCTGATTCATAAACCACGCAGTTTTACATGTCACGGATATTCTCTTGGATAATTCGATTAATGAAAGACCTTTCTTGCGGGATATGATTTCATAGATAGCTACGAACCATTTTCTCAATGGTAATTTAGAGCCTTCAAACATTATTCCTATTCTGACATTGAAGTTCTTGCCCGTATTCTTACGTCGGTACATTCCATCGCCACGGTTATATACTTTGGACGTAGGCTCACAAGGAGAAACAGGAATACCATTTGCCCAGCGTGCTGTTCCAGATATTTGATGCAGCTTTCCTCTGTAGGAAATGCTTCCAAGAGGTTATATAAGGAGCTGAATTTACCGATATTCATCTTACCAAAGTTTATAGTTCTTGCTATATATAACTCTGGTGAGAAAAGTTGCTTGAGAAAACAGTTATCTGTGTATAGAGAAATACCGCCCAAAACTTTTGTTCTGAACGGTATTATTAGCAAAGTTAGTTAGGGTAATGTCGTAAATAATCACCTTTATTAAATAGACTAAATAAGCTCGACGCCAAATTCTTTTTCTTATTTATCCAAACTACCAAAGCAAGTATACTAACAACCCAAGCAATCCCACCCGTCCAAATAAACAGTTTTTGCCACCAAGATAATTTCCTCTCAACCGTTACAGGTGATTGATCTTGCTTAATAAGCATCTCAACACGCTTTCTTAAACTATCTATTGCGTGCGTAATTCGTTGATACCACAATTCTGAGTTATCATTGAATTGCTCTGCGCCCTTTGATTGAGAAGACGCTTTACCCGTTGTTTCAGATGTCGATGTAGGATACTGTTTACCGGTAGAGTCAGGAGCGGACCAGTTTGTTTCGTTCTTGCTGAAATCAAAGGAGAAGTTATTCATCCACTCTTTCATCCATTTCACATCACGAGAGACCGTTAAGTCAATACTATCATTCTTTACCTTCACTTCGTTAGAAGAATTAATGCTCTTAGCTTTTGTATTTGTCTCCATTGCTTGTTTAGGACTCCTGCAGGAAGTAAGCCATATCCCTAAAGTTAGGAATATGGCTGTAATAAAAATAAGATGTTTCATAATAATTCCCATCCTTTCTCAACGTCTGCCATTACAGCTGGCGTTGCATTTTCAACCTGACTAATTGCAGCCGCAAAAGCACACATAGTAGCCTTATCATGAACATCCGGCACATAGGTAGACGGAACTTGCATCTCCCTACATACACGGGTGACATAACCCGATGTATTGTTTTCGTTTTCAGGTGCCCAACGTCTGATAAAATCAGCTATTGTTTTGCATCCCCATTTATTGCGGTAATTCTGTAGCGTCCGAATTAGCGCCCTATAACCGTATGGCATACTGGTAAACTGGAAGAAAGACTTATCTGTCTGCTTCTCACTTAGTCCCTGCCACTTATCTTTCGTTATCCGGATATTACCCGGATTGTTGTTTCTTAGTCCTCTTGCTGTCATTTTACTTCCTCCTTTACATTATCCTTATTAATAAACTCAACCACTGCTTTAGCGATCTCGGCCGGATCAGATTTTGCTTTAGCGAACTCAGCCACTAATTTTGCAGCCTGCTCGTATTCAATCTTAATCTTATCCTCTGCTTTTTCGTATATGGATTTAACCTCAATAACACCGATGAATATTGAGCCTAATGCGGTAAGCACTGGTAACATCGGTACTCCGTAACCATAGTAATTATCCAGAATGTAAATTACTGCCATCTGTATGCAGTCAATAATAGTAATAGCAAAAAGCATATTGAAATATCTGGCTATCTTATCGACTGTTTTCTTCAGCCCATAGGAACTTTTCATTTCACCACGCTGTTTTGCTTTCCGAAGTCCACTCCAGAGGTCACTGAAAATAAGCAGCAGGTCGCTAACATAAAATGCCAGTATGACCCATAACGCTAAAATAATAGATTCTAATCCTTTCATCTTTTTTTGTTTATTATTTGGTTACTTCACTTGTCAGACCCGCTTTCACTTCTGCAAGCACTGTCTCAAACACAGCAACATGCGGTGTAATATCCGTATCCTGTGGGAAAGAGAACTGCTTGTTGCCTGATTCCTGAAACATAAGCCCCGCATATTGCTCAGGCTCCGTCTCACTCGCTTTCTTGTAAACATTACAATGCAGTCTTAACAGCTTATCACCGTCAGTGCTGTAATTCACTTTGTAGACAAACCCGCCGCTTTCGGCTGAGCCGGTTACTGTGATACTTCTTGATTCTTCTGTAAACATGATCTTTTATTTTTTAGGGTTAATTGAATCTAATTTGTCATTCACGGCCTTTTTCACGAATGCAAAAAACTGCCCGATTTCAAGATACTTTCGTATGATTTCCGCTTTCGGCTCGTCAACCTCTACTTCTCCTTTTTTATAGAGTTCCTGTGCGAACTCCAGTTCTCCCAAATCAGGGGTGTTTTTGTAGATCACATTGCCGAGCTCTTTACTAATATCAAGGCTACTTTCCTTCCCCTCGATGTCTTTTACTTTGATTTTTCTAAAGTCAATTTTCATAATCATTAATTTATCCATTCATATTATTCCATGTCCAGTAAGTGCCGTTGAACATAAGTATTCCCAAACCACCACGATTCAATTGTACTCTTGTAGACTGTTCACGATACCAGTCTCCATCGTTAATTATATAGCTTCCGCTTATCCATATACGCCCACCACCGTTCTTTCTTATGAAATACATTTTCCCATTGCCTGGGCTAGATGGAAGAGTTAGTGTTATCTCGCTATCTGCTTCTGATATGATGATGCCATCTGCTACGGACAATGTTTGAGAAGTTGTGACAGTACGCATCTTTAATCGAAACCCTGATATGTGTCCGGCTAAAATATTTATAGCCGTATTATCTGAATTGCCGCTCACTTCAATCTGTAATCCGGGATCAGTAAAATTGCTATTGCTTGTTACACATTTCACTGACAAACTCCCAGGAACAGCCCTTGTACTCAAATATCGTGACCAGCCAGCCCCCTGAGTGCCATAATTATTATAGAATAGACTTAAGGCCGATCTACTTAAGCCCATATAGTTCTCGCCCATCGCAACAATACCTTGTTGATTCGTGTTTAAACCTCCGTCGTAAATGTATAAGTCTCCGATTCGGGCACCTGCACCAATAGTTAATCGGTTGGTTGTAATATCCGTTGCCGCTATCTTGTTTGCAAGTAAAGAGCCTGTAATTATTGCATTAGCATCAATTAAAGATGTTTTGATGTAACCGCCTTCAACAATTGTACTATCCAGTTTAGCAAGTGATACCATATCTTGGTATGCCATTGCCCTAAGACTATTTTGTAGGTTACCTATACTTAGATTGGCTGTGCCTGCATTCGTCAAAGCGCTTTCGGCTGTCGATTGAGCCGTATTTATCTTGTTTTGCGCATCGCTTGCTAAAGAGCTAAAAGTAACTAACCCGGTAAGAGCTATTTTCTTACCCAATATTGAGATACCGGAAGAATCCATTGTAAACTGGCTTTTGATCTCTTCGGTGGTAGGACGTAACGCAATTGAAGCATCCACGTCTTCCGGTGCCGGCGTCCAGTCGGTAGCTTTATTACCTCTCTCTACTTTTATGTTTTTTACCAAAACGCCCATTCGCGAAGGAGCATATATTTCTATCTTGTCACTAGGAAGAAAAGAACTTCCTCTATCAGTGTTTATAAATGAATAAGAATAATGCTTCCAATCTGAGCTTAAAGCGCTATCTAGTAATGTATTGAAGGAAAAATATCTTGGATTCCCGTTTGAGTTATACATTCTCAACTCCGTTAATCCATTCGGACTTTTAGCATATAGACTAATTGTAAATGTTTCACCAATATAATCAGCCGGATTAAATGTCAATCCATATAATTGACTAAATGATCCGACGTTATTATATGCATTTAATGCTACGTACTCTGAATTTTTGAATAAATTCCTACCACCCACCTGCACATCATTCACTGCCGTTGTTATCTGACTTTTAACCGTCAAATTAATCGCATCCGGGGTTATCTTAGCTTCAGCAGAAGACAATCGGGTATTAATACCGTTGACAGTTGTTGAGTCAGCTTTTAAACTGATTGAACTCTCTAGTTGAGCAATCTTAGTGTTGTATGTCGTAAGAGGTGTAAACGTATTGTTTGAATACGTTTTTGCGTTGCTCTCCGCTGTGTTGGCCTTAGTTGTTGCATCCGTTGCTGCGGCTGATATAGCAGAAGACTTTGCATTATTCGCTTTAGTTGTCGCATCTGTGGCAGCCGCATTTATCGCCTCGTTTTTAGCCGTTGTGATAGTCGATGATACCGTTGAAATAATTGCATCAGACGTAATTTTTTGCTCTGCTGAACTAACACGAGTGCTCAATGAATTAAAATCGATTTGTGAGACCTTGGTGTTAATACTATCGGAAAGCTGAGTGAAGTTTGTACTGAATGTGGAATTAGTCACATATTTTTTAGCCGCGTCATCAATAGCATCCTGTTTGGCCTTATCAATGGCAGCCTGAGCATCACTCACAATCTCCCAAGCCGTACCATTCCATTTCTTTAGTTGATTGGGTGTAACCGATGTATCCACCCACAACGTGACACCCGCCACAGGGTTTGACGGTGCTGTCAAACCTGTAGAAAGGTAATCATTGCTATCCAATAGCGTTATTTGTCCGGTGGCTACGTGTCTCATCAGGGTCTGTAAGCTTCACAAACAATACTTCCTTTACCGTCAATCTCATCTCCGGTAACAGTGATATAGTTGTCAGATCCCGTACCGGTAGTACTCTTTGTTCCGGCCGTGCTTCCCGTACCCGAACAAACATAAAGTTTACCTTCGACAAACTCATTCGCTACAATAGAGGCCGCAGGCCACGGAGCATTCAGAAAAGTAGAGATGCTTGCCGTTCTTAGCGTAAGGTTTGAAACGGTTGTTCCTGAGGCGACTTCGTAGAATTTAGGAACTCCGTTCTTATTTACGATCTTGACCATATCTCCGGCCGCAAAAGTGATAGCCGCACCCGAATAGGAAATGACTGCTCCGGGGCCCGCTGTGTTGGCTGTGATGTTGCGCCCGCCTGCCGATGCGGTTCTGGTCGTGTCTATAAATCCCGCTCTGTTCCCCGGGGCTGCACCGTCATAAAATGTCCACAAGAATTTCCATCCCGCTGTATCGGCAACGCTCAGTAAAGAGGAACCGCTATAAACCTGTGGATATAAGTTCGTCGAGCCCACACCGTTTTGAAGTTTCTCGCCTGCTGTAGAGATTATTTTTACATCGTAAGGATCGGAAACGTCATACACCGTAAAATAGCACTGATAAATTTTGCCGTCACTGTCTTTGGCCTCTGCTCTGAGAACTGCAATATCAGCTACCGCAGACTCACTAACCACCAACGTATTATAAGGCGACCACGCACCGGAAGCAGGAAGGTTTTTACCTATATCCGAAGCCGTTCCTACAGGTGCGGCAGTAGGTGCTGTTGTTTTTAGTCCGTATTTGCTTGTCATAGAATCAACAATCTGAGTCGCACCGTTTGCCTCATAGAATTTATAAGTAATTCCCGACGTATCTACACCCGCTGCACGCATCAGATCCACACTGATCACCGCCACATTCTTTATGGCTGTTGCGGACTCCTCTATCACGCTTGTTCCTCTGGGCAGAAGATACACGGCATTGGTTCCCGTCTTGACTACGGAAATAGATATTTGAGCAATGACATGTGAAACCAATCCCGTGACAGGATCGGTGTAGTCGCCTTCAAAATAGTAAATCTTTTGAGGAGTGGTGTTAGGATCCATATTGGTGTTAATCGTATAGGTTTTACCTGATCCGATGGATGTTATCAGGTCATTCGACCATTTTTTTCCGGTCAGCTGATCCGTCACATCAGTGGCTTCACTCGTACCGCCGACATAAACTTTGGCGGTCAGAATATTGTTTGATGTTGCCCAGTTAGGTACTGAGGTGATAGTGCTCTCATCTTTTGAATAAATCTGTTGTACACCGTTTGAGGCGGTGATAAACGCTGTGATAGGTCTGGCATCGTTATTATCTACGATGGTTATCTGACCTGTGGTTACTAAATCTCCCATAATTTATAATCTATTAGTCAATAATTAATTGTAACATCGCATGAAAAAACGGCTTTACTGTCAACATCTTCACTGGTGATGTTGATGATGTTCGAGCCGTAAGTTGAATATTTCAGGTTCCAGGCAGCATCCTTTTCCGGATTGCTGCTTTTCCTTTTCCATTTAAAACAGGATTGATTGATTGTGTCCGTTATATCTACGTTACCCTTGTAAACCCTCGCTGTGAGCGTTGAGTCTATTACGTCATTGCGGAAGATCGTACCGTTGGAACTGCTCACCTCAGTACGAATGGTCACATTTGCATCCGTATATGACTTACTTTCGGTGATTGCCGAGCTGATTTGTCCCGGTATGACGGAAAGTTCCGTCTTAACAGTGCTTAGTTCATCTTCCACCGATTTACCGTTACGCAGGACAAACAAGCCTTTGAGAAAGACATTTTGAGCATACAGGCCGTATCCGTCAGGTTGCAGACCATCCGGAAAATCGGAATCGGTGATACCGTCAAGGCAACCCAGTACCACTTTGGATTTATCTGTCATATCGGTTGAGTTAACACCGTCCAAAACAGAGAAACGGGGCTTACCGTCTTCGGATGCGGTGAGATACAAAACGCCTTGTCGGGCTGTATTCGTTTTGTTGCCCATCTGCACAAGGTCATCACCAACGGCGGGCACAATCCCAACCGGAAACTCTGATTTAGGAATGGTTATTGCATCCCCCGATACCGAAAGGATACGTACCCAGTAATATTTTGCACCGGAAGGACTAAATACCTGACAGCGTACCAAGTCATCGGCAACAAAAGTCATGTCGCCCTCTATGCCTAAAACATAACTCGTTAAATCTTCACTTACTGACTTAACCCGACCGTTTGCCAAAGAAACAACTAAACCACCGTTAACAGCACGGACTTTTGAGATGATCAGCTCGAAAATGGTCATGGCCTTACGGATGGTCAGGTTATCAAGCTCTAAATTCCAATCACCGTTCAGGGCTTTATACAGTTTAAAACCTTCACCTGTGAGTCCGTGGATAAACGTTTCGGAGCTTACGTAATCCCTGATTATCGTGCGGAAAAGTGTAGCAACGTTGGAAACGTTCAAATCGTATGTTTCTGCAAGCTTTTGAACGAGCAGATTCAGGGTAGTGACTTTATGTGTGATAGTTGCCGTTTTAGCTTTTGCATTTCCAGTTACTTCCAATGCAGCTAATTGGGCTTTAACCAAAGCAATAAGCTCCTGCACAGTTGCTATACCGTCTTTATCTATGGAGGCTTTATCTCCGTTTACCGTTAAGCCTTTTAGAAAGTCTATTATTTCGGAAGCCTTATCCGGTATATCTTTGCGAAGGAACATAGCCAATTGACGTAATGAAGAGAAGACGTTACTATTGGAAGCAGTTGTACTATCGTTAAGTCGGATTACGTACACACCGCTTCCCCCTGATCCTGTATATGTCTGACTTTTATAGGTTATAGTCTCCAGCTTCTCTTCAATATCCCCAATTCTGGAATAAGCAGCTGTTTCGCCAACTGTATATATCGGACTGTCGGTTGGAATGTCAAGGTTATACTCAAAACCTATAATCCTTGATACACGCCCATTTTCAAAATAGCCCGGATTGATAAGGTTCACTCTATCGCCAACCTCATACAAAGCTCCCCCTGGCATCATCTTATTGTCGTATGTGGACGGATCTATCTTTGTCTTTGCTACATATTCCTGAGCTTTTTGGAGTAGTTCTTGCTCGGCCAGAGGAATATATGTGTCAGAAACGAATGTAATATCAAAACCGCTCAACACAAACTTATCACCATTTACAGGTTTTAGGGTGTCATTGGGTAGATTGACTCCATAGTCTGAGTTTCTAACTATCTCCCAAATCTGTGCCTCAGGATTCCAATCTCCATTTATCTTTTCGGGCTTACCATCAGGGTTGAATGTTACCCCGAACTCCATCCCGTTAAGAAGTCCAGATTCAAATTTGATTTTCAGGTCTTGCCCTGATATTACATAGTCCTTTGAGAAGTTAATGCTGTCTTTGAATCGGTATGCGTTCCAGACCTCACTTGTGGTCGTTCCGTCTGCGTTCTCTATCTTATCAATGTACTGTTTAGTTGTAACACCCGACATTGTGCCTATTCGTCTTGGATAAACATCGTCGAATACTACAACATCCTCTACCGCTTCTTCCTCTGCCATGTTCTCGTAAGCATCCACATAAGGAACTCCAACGGGAAGCATAAGCCTTTTCTGCACTACACCTGCGACAATCATACTATCATCGGTCGGCCTGTAGTTAGTAGGGATATTTCGGGTAGAACCGAACGCAATTATTCTTGTAGAGTATTCCGTCTGGCTGTCTGACCTCTTCATGGTATCGACATTGACACCTAGCTCGAAATCTACCGGATCCCCGAATTCACATCTCCCGAAATGAATAATATTATCCGTCACCCAACATTCACAACCTGCACTATCCGCCATTTGAAAGCAGGCATCCAGTATGTTGATGTTGTCATAAGTCATTAAAAACGGTTTGTTCTCCACCGTGGAATCAATAGAGAAAGTGAAATCCACCCCTCTATACTTATATCCGAGTGCGGACAGGTTGCGCAATACGATCCCTGCATGCACATCCAGTGTTGCAGTTAAGTTGAATGAAGTCTCTTTAGCTGCGCTTTCAGGAGAGTATTTTAGTTTCTTATTCTTCCACTTCCAGTAATACGCATCTAGTCTCAGCTCGTAATCATAAGCTGCCGTTGACTGATTATAATTTGGCTTATACAAATCCACGAGTTCAAACAGGCCGAAGTCTGTATCAACCCAATTACCCAGTTTAAAATAGATCGGATCATCCAACGAGAATTTCAACGTTACATAATCTTCTTTTTGCAGCGTGAACTTTCTCTTTGAATCTTCCTTTATGGGAGTGGAAAGAATTATATTACCTTGTATGTCTTTAATGTCTACCATAACACACCAAAGTTCGGAGATAAAAAAAGGAAGCCCAATTTCTATGGACTTCCAAAACGAACAATGCAGGAAAGGTGCGTTATTTATTCTCTGTTTGCCGGATTAGGTTCACAAACTTTCATGGCTATCTTAGAAAAAGTACGATCAAAGCTAAAAGCAAACGATGTGGAATTCTTATAGTAAACGCGGTAAATCTCATTTCCGATAGATGGAATATTAATAGATACCAAGCCAGAAGACATTTCAGACATAAAAGCTTTAAATTTTAATATGTAATCACTTGGGCTTGAACCTTTTATGGTAAAAATAAGATTGAATTCCCTTTCGTCATATTTTTTATTATTCAGAATAACCCTCTTTCCATTTTCCAACCTGCTTTTATTTTCTATATAATCTTTCACAGGCGGAGGTGTTAAAATATTATTCAGAAAACCACTACCCATATTAACGCCCCATGTATCGAAAGCATCTTTACCGTTTATTATTAACTCTCCTCTCATAGCTATAATGCTTTTTTAATGTTATCATTTATATTGTCTAATTTATCGTTTATTTTAGGCGAGTTTTTCACTACTCTTGAAATATTACCTGCAATATCCGGAATATGCTCAACTTGCAAAGTACGCATCTCGTCAATTATTCCTTTCATAGCAAAAACATCAGACGCTAACGAATCGATCTTATCGGTAGGAAAGTTGATGTTTATATGTGGCTGATAACTGTTTGAGATAACAGCTCTGTTCTGATCTGCAATATCAGGAGCACTTGGAGTAGACAAAATCGCTTCACCTTTCATGTAATTGAGCAGAGACATTTTCTCATTAATAGAAATAAGTAAAGCCGTTTGTTGGACTAGTTGAGTTTTACTTTCTTCACCTGAAATCTGTAAAGCAGTGAAACGACCCTTCAGTTCATTCCCAGTATCCTGATCCATCGTGTTGAAACCTTTAGATGTGTTTTTTTGAGATGAAGCAGCTGTATCGAATTGATCGTTTATCAGTTTGGCTGATTCTACGGCACCGGTTATAATACTACTCTTTAAATCATCAAGGGCTTTTCTTTCGTCTGAAGAAATTGTATTGTCTTCAAGCGACTTAGCCCACATATCGTACCACTTCCTTATATCATCTTTGTAGTTTTCAATGACAAACGCTTTAATGAGAGATTTTCTCATGTAGTCCGACATATCATCGGCTATATCCTTGTATGTCGTTTCAACATCGTACAGTGAATCTAGTATTCCATCGAAGAAAGAATCAAAAGAAACACCAGTAACGGACTCTTTAAGCGTTTCCTGTATCTCTTCAATACGCTCCTGACCTTCGATAATACTATTCAGATACCCACGTACATCATCATCTAGTTTAGCCCAGAATGTTGGAGCCTCCGACTTAAGTTTCTCTAGTTGTTCTACTGATAAATCGAAGAGTCCGGTCATGCGCCCTTCTGTGGCTTTATCGTAAGCAGAACCTAATGCTTTCTGCGCTTCTGACCAATCAGATGAGGACATTCTTTTTCTTTGCCTTACACCGATACTATGAGAACCTGTACTAGCCCCTGAATTAAGCCTTTCTACCCCTAATTTACGATAGCTTTCAATGCTTTTATTGATTAAGGCCTCGGCTTCTTTGCTGGCTTTGACAGCTTCCTCACCGTATGACATTTCGATATACTCTTTCTTGCTATCAATAAGCTCATCCCATATATCGTTCAATCTACTATACTGCGCAACCATCTCGTTATAGCCGGAATAGTCCGCACCTTTGAAGAATCCTCCCGCTCCTTTTATTCCGAATATTTCTCCGACAGTATCTAAAATTCCACCCGTTGAGTGCCAACTAGCGTCAAATATATCTCCTACGAAATTGCCCAGACCTTTTTGACCGATCTGATCCATAACAGCGATAAGAGCAGAAATAATTCCCCCTACCTGACTGCCTGATTCACTTAGCGCATCTACAAGCGTTCCGACTGTGTTACCGAAACTGGTTAATGAAACATCGGCTTCGCCCAGCTGTGATATGGCATTAGTGATTGAAGTGATGTTACTAATAGCCTTTTCTTGTGACTTGTTTACGTTGCTCTGTGCGTTTATTTTTTTCCCCTTAGCTTCCTCGAGGTCTTTTTCTGCCTTTTTAATGGCTGCATCATCAGCTGCCGCCTGTGCTTCAGTTAGCTTCTTTTGAGCATCTGTAACATCGTCTACAGCTTTTTTGTAATCTAATAGCGAATCTTTTATCCCACCAAATAAACCGCCTTTGTCTGCAATAGCCGTATTAAGGTTGTTAATCGATTCTTCAACAACTTTCATCTGCTCGGGAGTGGAATTTTTCTTAAATTCAGGGCTGTTTTTAAAAGCGACCAATTGCTTCTTTACATCTTGCAGTTGCTTCTTAGTTAAAGCGGGCAAATTGCCAAATATCGCTTCCCAATTGATAGAATCTTTCAACTCGCTAAGGTCGATGTTAGATAGCTCTTCTTGCATCTGCTTTTTAAGAGACTCCTTTTCGCCATCTGTTTCTGCTTTAGCAATTTTATCAGAATAAGACTCTGTAATAGCTTTCCTTTTCTCCATCATTGTACCCCATTCTTTGAGGTAGTCATTCCATGAATCTTTTGATCTCTGCTTGAAAGCAGCCTGTTCTTTCTCAAAACTCAATATGGCTGACTTATAACGACTGTCGTACATCTCAATATCTTTATCGGATAAAGTGATGCCTGATGAATCAAAAGATTTGCCTTTATTCTTAGGATTGGCTTCAAAAGCAGCGCGCGCATCTTCTATCTTCCTTCTTAGAGCATCCTCTTTTTCTCTGTCAATGGTCTGCATCTCCTTTTCGAAGTTGTATTCCATTTGAGCGATTGTTTTTTTTGAGCCTTCATCCATTGCTTTAATACGATCTTCTACAACTGACATTTGTAAGTCTTCGGCTCTTCGTTTTTCCTCTAAGGCTTGCTTAGTGAGGAGAACGTTATACTTTTCCGTCTCTTTCCTTAGCTTCTCGGATTCAGTCTCTTTCTTAGTAGTACTGCCGCCTAGTTTTTCATACCGTTCTTTTGCTGCCTTTTCTGCATCATCTGCCTTTTTAAGCTCTTTCTCATACTGATCTGCCGATGTATATGTTTTAGCGGATGTTTTTATATCCTCTACATCTTTTTTAGCCTTATCCCATGCAGACTTAGCTTCATTGATATAATCTTTGGCTGATTTCTCTTCGATATTTATAATTTTATCATTAAGAGATTGGATTCTACTTACTAACATTTTATCTGTTAATGGTGCCTCTTCACCTTGTATCTGAAGCCATTCCTTACCTGAATCTCTTAATATTATCCTATACCCTTCGTACATTTTCAGATAGGCCTTTGCAGACTCTTTAGTCATTCCTTCCAGTGATAAAGCCCATGCTATTTGTTGAGATTGACGCATCTTTTCTTGATCAGCTCCAATTATGGATGTGATAGCCCTGATTTTACCTTTTATCACCTCTGCATCAGTTTCAAATGCCCCTTTGTCTCGCTTTATATTAAACTGCTGATACAGCGACTGATATTCAGCCTGCGTACCCTGCCTTATCCTGCCAGCTTCACCAACACGCTCTAATTCTTGCAATCTTTTAAGACCTTTCAGACTATTTATATCATTGATCTGATTATATGAGGTCATCATTTTTTGCTTTATAAGAAGTTGTTCGTTCTCTTTTTTCCTCGCTTCTGTTAAGTTATCTACAAGTTGCTTCTCTGTTTCATACGTGCCAAAAACAGATGGAGATATTTTTTGAAGTTCGTTAAAGGCTTTAAGTTTGGCTTCTCTGGTAGATAGCTCGTCTTGTAAAATTGACAATAAATCATCTATCCTTCTTTTCTCGTTTTCTAAATATTTATCATATTTTTCTTGTCTGTCTATCAGTTTTTTGTATTCCTTTTCTTGTGCGCTTGTTGAATCGCTCAAGGTATATAAAGCTACTCCTAGAGCTACTACCCCAGCCGTAACGGCCACATAAGGATTCATTAATAAAACCTTGTTGTAAGTGGCCTGTGCGACTGTAGCTGCCTTCGTAGCTGCTATCTTACCCCATAACGCCTTGCTACCTCCCTCTTCCAATAGGGTACTCAACACCAGAGCGGTTTTATACGTACCATAAGTTGTTATCAGAATAGTGATAGCTTTACCAATCTCTTCATAGTTATTGACTAAAGCAGTAGCTCCCTTGATTCCTGCTTTTATAAGCCCTTCATTGCTTTCTCCAATCTCATTCAATTTGTTTGAGATTGTATCTGAAAGGATAGACATCTGTCCGGCAACCTCTTCACTTTGCTTCTGTGACATGCCATAGAACTTCCCTCCTGCACTTGTTGCATCGATAAATGCTTGCTGTACCATCTCTGCGGAAACAGCACCTTTTGACATCTCATCTTTGAGTTGTGCAATTGTTTTGCCTGTCTTCTCTGCTATAAATTGTAGCGGGTTGAAACCGGCATTAATCATCTGATTCAAGTCCTGCCCCATGAGCTTACCCGCTGCCGACATCTGACTAAAGGCCAACGAAAGAGACTGGAATTTCTGGCTGTTTCCCCTTGATATATCCCCGATAGCCTCTATGTATCTAGGCACCTTCTCGGCTTCAATATTAAAGCCTATCATCATCTCCGTTGAGGATTGTATATCCATGAACTCCAAAGGAGATATTTTGGCATACTGTTTATTCTTAGATAAGAGTTTTTTCGCTTGCTCTTCGCCTACCATTGTCTCTAGTGATACTTCTGCAGAACGGAACTGACTGCGAACATCTAGTATTTTTGAGCCTAGTTGTTTAAGAGTCGCCACTCCACCAATAATACCCAATGCTTTTCCTAGTGAGAATATTGAGGATGTTGAGTCTTTTACCTGAGTACTATAAAGAGCATATTCATCTTTTAGCTTCCTTACAGACAATCTAGCATTAGCTTGTTGTTGAGTAAGGTCAAACAGAGCCGACCTCTCTTCGTTGAGTGCTCGTTTGGCTGCGTTTAGTTCACCTAGCGCATTGCCTGCCTTTAAAGGGTTCATACGGACGGAACGATAAGCATCGGTAAGCCGTCTTACATCAGCCTCTACATCCTTGACTACTGCTTTCTGGTTGATTATTTTTTGCGTGAAATCATTAACAGCCTGAGAGCCTTTATATATCTTACTTTTAAAATCTCCATCCATCACCACAGCCGTTTTTGCAGCCTCGCTGACCATTCCCTTGAGTTGTGATTGAGCCTCGTTAATCTGTCTGTTTAACGTTGCCACTGCTGCAGGTGCTTTATTGGCATCCATCGACTTTAATTGAGATTCTAACTTAACAATCTCTTCACGAAGTCTTAGAACTTTTTCCCAGTCTGATTCTACACGAAAGTATAATTTAGGCATATCTATCTACTTTTTGATTTATTCTTAAAATACTCTTCTTCTGACACTTCTTCCATCACCTCACCACTTAAAGTATGAAGTTTATCTTTCTGCATGATAATAAGATTTCTATAAGGTATTACTTCAATCACTTCTTTATAGTTTAAATGAAGATTTTCCATAAAAGAGGCTATCTGCCCTAAAAGTGTATCATTACCTACAACTTGGGATGTGCCGCTATCTTTGACATGGACTTCAGAGAAGCGGCACAGGCGAAAAAAGCATCTCCTCCTAACAGTGGAAGAACATCTTCAATTACTTTCTTTAATTCGTGAAGGTTTAATGACTTAAGAGTCTTTCCTACCCTGTGAGATTTCCAACGCCAACACTTCACGTCACCTACAATCAAAGTAGAAATGCCCTTAATTATATGAGGTACGTTTTCTGGCAATTCCGCTAAAACGGTTAACTGATTGTATTCTCCATCCATGCCTATCTTTGAAAACTCGGAAACAGCCCGACAAAGCGTTTTTATTGCCGGAGGATAGACTGTATAGGCCTTCTTTCCGATTTTTATAGTGATAAAATCTTCACCTAACACGCTGTCAGATACTAGTTTAGCAGCTTCATTCATACGATTTTAAATTAAAAAAGGATGGGGTGGTATCACCCACTCCACCCTTTACGTTATACAATCTTTCTACCTTATATTACCCCTCTACGGCCTCTACTTCTGCTTGATCTCTCCATACCTCGGCAGCTAAATTGGCAACACCAGTTTCCATGGCAACGGCCGTTACTCCTAAACCGATATTCTTCTCGACAAAATTCCCTTTGCCCACAATAGAGGCGTTTGGAAATACAATGTAGTTTCCGCTCTTGGTTTGAGCAATGATACATTTGTTGATATTCTGAACGTCTCCCCTGTCCCAGCCTGTTGTAGTGGCTGTACCACCCTGCAAGGCTGCCTTGTCTGCATATTCATATTCACCTAAAGTGAAAGCGATAGACACGGCTCCGGCTTGGGTTATATCCTTATAATAGATCTGGCCTGTCAACTCATTTATGTAATTCGTAACAGATGGATCATCTTCCGTATATCCCCATGTATCCTGATGGGAATTCTTAACTTCTTTGGTAGTTTCTTTAGCTAATAGGGTTTTAATTTCAGCACCGGTTAAGGAAGTCCCTGCAATACTAGTTATAGGATCAGCATACCAT